TTTTATCCGAACTGTCATAGTAGAATCTAATGTCTTGATCGCTTTCAAATATATAACGCATTGCACGATGAGTAATAGTATATGTATCACCGTCTGTATTAAACTTTAATAACCAACTGGCATCAAGTTGTGAATTTGTAGTGTCGCCTGTTTTACCAGTACTAAAATCACTATTTGCTGCTAGGTTATTTTCAGTAATAAGTCTCCATTCACCGTCTGTTCTTGAAAATCTTAATCCGAATGTTCTGTAAGAAAATATTTGTGCAGTAATTTGCGCCTTAACGTCATCTGTTAACGACGAAGGAATTGCTGTTCTAATTTCAATTAATTTAGAATTACTTGGTATTTGATCGTTAAACACAATTGGACCAGTACTGTCTTGTTTTATTTCTGTTCCATCTCTATCTACACTAACAACTTTAACCCACTTATATGTTGTGCCGCCTCTAAAGTCAGGCAATCCTGCTTCTAGCTTTCCGTTTAAAAAGTGGAAACCTGTTGGTGGTACAAATTTAAGTAGTGAGTTTGTTTTTACAAACTTCATATTAGAACTTGTAAATGACCCTACTTTAATTAGTACTCCTGCTGAGTTTGTTAATCTACCAGTAAAGTTATTTGTATCAGAAGATATTTCAGTCCAAGTTGCTCCTAGATCTTCAACTAGTAATTTTGGAAAATTATCATAGTAATAATTACGTACTTTTATACTTGATAAAATAGGTTCAATTGTGTTAGCTATTTGACCTTCAATATCAGTAAGTGTTTCAAAATTAAAACTTGTTTTTAGTGTTAAGTTATTCTTGTATATTGCACCGTCTGTACCAAATAAATTAGTAGTCGAATATTTTCCAGTTGCATCAACTAAGTCAAAGTATCTACTAATTCCACTTGACGTTCTGTTAACGCTTTTTGCTTTTACAATATCTTGACTTACAGTTAATGGTCCTAACTGATAGTCTTCACCAGTAACCATTCTGTTTTGTGTGTAATATGTTGCTGGTGCATTTTTCTTAATACTTGCATTGCTTTCAGAAACTGTTGCATTATCAATTGTTGATTTTAATTCAAGTGTAATTGTAATTGTTTCTGCTTTGCCTTGTCTTGATACATAAGGAATACGTACTGCAATTCCTCTCAAGTTGTCAGGCGAAATAACTAAACGCTGATTTTTACTTGTTCTATAATATGTGCGGAAATTACCTTGTGGTAAATTGCCAAAAGTTCCGTCACTAAAGATTAAACTAATTCTATCTTCAATACGTGTTAGTACAGAATAGATATTACGTATGCCTTTGTTTAAACTGTTATAGATAACATTGTTACCTTCAACTGCTTCAACTTTAGTCCACAATTCTTGTTCATTGCCTAAACTATCTAATTTATAAAGCCATACATCTGACTGGTTAACGTTACGTGCATCAATACCAACTACTTGACTAGTTGATGGATTAGTTACGTTAAACTGTCCTTGATCCATTGTACCTTGTCTAAAGTGACAAAAGAAACCTGAGTTTGAACTAGCAACGCCGCGGCCATCATCTCTATACAAAAACGCAAAGTTGTTGCCAGGGAATGGTGCTTCTTCTTCAATATTTGCATCAGTAAAGTCTGTTGAAACTACTTCAAAAGATACTGATTTACCGTCAACTGTTTTAGCAAAACTATAAACTGGTACTTCAGTATTAGTACTATTCATTCGATACTGTTCTGTAGGAACGCCTGCAATTGTTTGCTTTTTAACAGGTCTTCCATATGTGCCGTTTACAGGCAACGAAGCGTTTACTACACGGATAAACTGTTCATACCAATCAGGATTGGCAGTGTCGTTCCACTGAATAGTTTGTCCTTCTAAATTTGTACCATTTGAATCAATAAGACCTTCTGTAGTGCTTACTGCTTCAATCTTTAATAATCCGTTAGCTGCTTGATTACGTTTTGGATTGTATGAAAGCAAACGTGCTAAACGGAGAACTGATTCTCTACGTTCAGCTAATTCTAAAAAGTTTTCTCTAGCATTTAGATCAATACGGAAAGCAATGTTTTGACCTAAAAACGCAATCATATCAATTAACGCAAGATATTCACTTGAGTCAATATAATCGTTAAAATCTTCTGGATAATTTTCTCTTAAATAAGAGATCATTGTGCGTCTTAGATTATCGAAATCGTAAGACTTGAAATCGGCATTGCGAAAAGACTGATAGACCCTTTTCCAATCCTCTGCTAGTAGTAATCTATTTTGTCTATCTGTTGATGACATCGTATGCTTTCCTTGTTATAATGTATTTATTTCCTTTGAATAAGTACGCACTTAATCCTATAAAAGAAACCCTGCGTTTTCGTCGAATTTCATTTGCATCGTCTCTGAAATATTATAAGGCAAATAAGTTAATGTACATTCAATTTGTATTCCGCTTTCGTAAGTAGATACTGTAATATCATCTACATTTGCTCTAGGATCAAAGTTTATAACTCTTGCAACATTTTTAAGTATTGCATCACGTAATTGATCTGTTAACGGTTCAAATAAAATATCCCAAATGATTGTTCCAAATTCTGGATCACTTAATTTTTCGCCTTGGCGAATATGAAAGTTATTAATAATATCTTGTTTAATGAGCTCAATATCATACAGTACCCATTCTGCGGCATCAGGATTTACAGTACTAATTCCTCTATATGCTCGCGATTCAGCAACCACCTCTTGAGACTGGTTACTTGGTACTGTAATTTGTTTGTATATACTCTTTTCTTGTGTGCTCATAATGTATTTACCCTACTTTTATTCTACGTTAAAATTGACTAAACTACGTTTTCCGTCAACTTCTTGTACTCTTAGTTTTGTACCATCGCCCATTGTTACTGTTTGATTTGCTTTATATTTTCCTGAACCAACATCTGCAACTATTGCACGGTCTGCACTATTATTAAATGCTCCTGTGTTATTACTAGTTGGTACACTAATTGGCAAATTACCCTTTGCTAATGAAGTTCTAGTTTTTAGCAAAGAACTAGCTGAACTTGTAAGATCAGATATTACGCTTCCGCCTACTTTTGATATATTATCTAAAACACCCGGGCCAGCAATGCTGTCAATAGTATTAACAATTGCTTGTCCTACACCAAATGTTATTGCTTTACCTGCATCAACTACTGCATTAATTAAGCCGCCTACTGAAGCTGTACTCATTGCGCTATCAACTGCGCCTGCTGCATCTGCAACTCCTTTAGGTATTGCACCTGGTTTATCTACAGTTGTTTGAGTAACGCCATCATCTGCTGGTGCTTCTGGAGTTTCTTCTTCAGCTGAAGCAGCTGGCTCAGCTCTTACATCACGCTGTGTATTCTTCTTAAATGTATCTGGTGTTTCTGCTTTAGTACCTTGTGTTTGAGGTTCTGTTTCTTTGCCGTCAGTTTTTTCTGGAGTAAATGCTCCTGGGTCTAAGTTTTCGTGTTCTGCCCAAGGTTCGTGTTGTGGTATTCTACTAGGAATATTAGCTTCTGTTGCTGATGAAGGTGCAGTTGCACTTCCTGCTGTGTGTGAGCCAAGTTTTTGGTTATCGTTGTTGCCGCTGCCGTCTGAATCAGACCAAGCACTACCTGCACTTGTACCATTTACACTACCTGATGATAACGTACTAGTGTTTATACCCGAGCTAACAACTACATTTCCTGTTACATCTATATTCTTTGTGTTTGTGTCAGGAGTATCTAAGTTAACACTACCTGATGCTGTAATAATTCCGTCAACACAAGTTAATTCTATATTAGCTGCTGCTGTTCCAAAAATACTATTTCCTGCTGTAAGATGTATATCTCTGCCTGCTTCTAAATTTATATCTCTATCTGCTTTAAGATTTAAATCATTCTCTGTATGTACACTAACACTGTCTTGTGCATAAATGTCAATTTTACCGTTTGATGTTAATTCTATCCAAGTTGACCCTTTAGCATTAGCAATGTAAATTAAGTCTTCTGTATTATGTAAAAGTATTTGATGGCCAGTTCTAGTACGCAATCGCACAAGTTCATTATGTGGTAAAGTAGGATCACCGCCTTTGTCGCCACCTTCAACATTTACATAAACTGCTGGGCCTTCGCTTGCTGAGG